GGCCCTTTGATCGTAATCGTACCGAAGACCACAGGTATCGGTCGACCGGCATCTGCTGTTGGGTTCTCCATTTCAGTAGCCGACGCGGGTTTCGGCGTCTTCGGCTTTGGCGCGAAGAAGTAGGACAGCAGGGCCAGGACGATGGAGACGATGATCTGGACTATGAACATGGTGACCTCAGTAGGGTGAAACGTTGCTGACGGGATTCTTCAGCGGTATCCAGGGGTGCCCGCCGAACGCATACGTGTTCCCGTGCACCGTGCCGCAGAACGAAAGGGTGTGCTGACAACCCTTCGACACGCTTCCCGCTGCGCCAACGCCAACAAGCAATCCGTTGACCTTAAGCAGAATGCCAGAATCGACCGTTGGATTTGCCGAGACAATCGTTCTCGACTGGTGAACGCCATTTGTGTCCGTCCATTCAAACACCCCACCAACGTAGTGAGATATGTCGCCCAGGGAACCGGAGACTGTAACTGTCCGTGACGTAACATCAAGAACGGTGACGCCCACGTTGGTCTTGGTCTTTCCGCACTTCGGCCCGTAGAGCATGTGCGGGCACATGTACTGATAGTTTCTCCGTAGACCAACGCGGCGCATCGCAGTCGAGATCGGTTCGCATGCCAGCTTTGACTCTGACCCTTCCCAACCAACCGATATGACCCGGCCCGTCCAAAGTGCCTTCCATTCGGCTGCAGGGTCTTCAGCCTCTCCCTGGAAGACCGTCAGCGTTACCGCGTGGTTCGGCGGATAGACGCGGAACATCTCAGCGACCACGTTGTTGCGGGCCATCCGCACTTCGAGAGTCGACTTGTCCAGCGTTCCAGAATTACTGCTCGTTGATCGGGAGATCGGAACCGGGAGGAAAGTGTCCGCACCCTTGACGACGGGAAACTCCGCGTCGGTGAACAGATGCCTATCCGAAGCCGAATTTCCGTAGGTGAATTCGTACAGTTCAATCGGTCGCCCGAAGAACCGGCTTTTGGTGAAAAAATCAAACATCGTCGTCCTCCACGGTTCGCATGGCGATCCCAATGTTGGCGACCTGATCGGAAGCCCAACTGATTGTCAGAATGTCGCTCGCCAGTGTCCAGGCCGGCATCCAGCAGACCATCACCACGTCAGCCGCGTTGATCGCCGGCCAGGCGTTCGCACAGACGATTGGCGTGTCTCCCGCGACAACCGACATGGACACCACCGTGTTGTAGATCAGCGTGCCGTCGACCTTGACGACGACCACTTGCCGGTAGGTCGTGTTATCGGGAACCGTGGCACCCTTGGCGACGAGGGTACTGCTGCCGGCTGTGACGTTGCCGACGAGTTCAATATCCGGGTTCCACGTCGGGGCGTAGAACTCTCCACGCATGCCGAGCATCCGGTTGAAGAAGTTGCGGAACTCCAGGACTTCGGCGCGGCTCTTGCCAAGATAGGTAGCCTTGACCGACTTTGAGCAGAAGTCGATCACGTCATAGTAGGTGGCAGCACCGCGTCCGTAGTCGACCGCTTCAACCGGCCAGTTGTACTCGATCTGCGGGGCATCGCTCCAGTTCGGTCGCTTCAGGAACACCTCGCGCCCGTTCCATGTGACAGCCGCGCCCGGGGTAGCCAAGGGTGACAGGTTGGTCGGGATCGCGTCGAAGCGTATCTTCCCCTTGCTGATCGTATTCACCGGCGTATCAACCTGCAGCGTCGGCTGCACGAAGCCCACGTAAGCGTGAAACAAGGTCGTACCGATGGGCCAAGCTGCGGACAGCACAGGCGACACCGTGAGCGTCGTTCCGGATACCCCAACGATTTGTCGAACAGACACCCCGTCGACCGACACATACTCCCCAACTCGCATCCAGGGTTGAGCGGCGGTCACTTGAATGTCGGTTCCACCAATCGTCGTCACGGCGGCGAGGCTGTCGGACTCCGTGTAGTCGGGCATGATGAACTGCTGGTTCTGCTTGCCGAACATCAGCCGGTCGAAGTCGACCATTGGAGCCTGGAAATCGAACTCACAGTAGAAGCGCGGACTGTGACGCAAGGCGCGACGTTGCTCCTTCCCCGAACGGGAAGAAAACGCCTCCGTCTTGTAGGCGTAGTTCGTCGTGTAGTTGCCGCTCCAATCGGGGCGGATCGACCATGCGTTCATCCGAGAGCCTGTTTGAGTGATGCCCGGTTGGCGCGAACGAAGTTGAACAGCGCCTTCTCACCGTCTGCGGTACTGAGTCCTTCGGAAACCATGCTGCCGCTGTCGATGGTATTGATAATCTTAATGGACTGTCCGCCCGCCGTGCCACCGTTATTCACATGGCGCGGGTCATTGGCCGTCAGGACTTCCTCGCCCTTCTGCAGTACCGCAGGCACTTCGTTGGCTTTCAGGCCGGCGATCCCGCCAGTGTGATAGCGGCGGGCATTGGCGAACCATGCCGGCGACACCGCCATCGCCTGACCACCGCTGCCGACCACACCGCCCGCGTGGAACTTGGCGCCGGCTGCTGCTTGGAACAGGGAGCCGAGGAGCGACCCGCCGCCGCCCAACGCCTTGGAGGCTGACATCATCGCGTTGAAGATCGCGGCTTGAGCGATGGCCTTTGCCATTGCGAGCAGGAAGTCGGACAACCATTGCCGTAGCGACTCTTTGAGCGAGCCGAACACGTCGCCGGTTTCCCGAACTTTGTCCAGGAATCCGCTGAATGCCGAGTTCAACGTGTTGCCGAAAATGTTGCCAATGTCGGTTGCGGTGACGACAGCGCGATCCCTGACTTCGGTCAGGTTGGCCTTCAGCAGTTTCAGTTTGTCGATCTGCGCGTCCGCGTTTGGCCCGCCGACGTTCGTCCAGAAGGCGATCATCTTTTCGATGGCTTCGGACAGTTGTGCGTTGACCGTTGTCAGTTTTTCCGACAGATCGGAATAGTTGAACGACGGATCGCCCGCTTGGGCGAGTTTCATCTGCTCGATGATGTCTCGCCGTTGCTGCTCAAGGATCGAAATGCGTTCTTCGCCCTGCTGCTGTTCCTTCTGGAGTTTGACCTGATCTTCCTTGGCCTTCTTCTGCTCCCACAGTTGCCCCGCGACAGAGGCCGCCAGGGTGAGCGAGCGTTCGTCGAGAGTGACGCCGGCCTTCTTGGCAGCAGCGACAGCCTTCTCGACCTCAAGACGGACGAACGTGGAGCGGTCAGGGAGGTTGTTCTGCGCTGTTTCGGCAGCCAGTTCGTCCCGCTTGATGCCGAGCGTTTCCTGAAGGTTGGCGTTGTACTCCAGTTCCTTTTCGTTGCGCCTTTCGATCAGACCGATCTGTTTTTCGACGGCCTTGTTCTGCGCTTCCGGGTCACTGCCCGACTGGAACAGGAACGCCTCCTGATTGCGGCGCTTTGCGTTGACGCCCCCGTTGTCGCCGGCCAGCCCGCGAATGGCGGAAGCGATCTCGTCAGCCGATCCGGTCTTGACCGCTTCGATGATGCGCTGCGGGAGGCTACCGTAATTGTAGGCGATGGAAGTCAGGACGGCTTGCTGTTCGGTCGTGAATCCGTTGAACCGATCTGCCCCGATCTGCCCCTTGACCGTACCTTGGAACTCTCCGATGCGGCGAACCAAGTCCCGGTTGGCGTCCTCGATGCTGACGCTCATTCCCTTCGTGATTTTCTGGATCGACCCGTCAGCCAAGGTGACGGTATCCGAGCCGAAGCCTGCCCGGTAGGCGTTGACGTCCCACTTCGGTTTTCCGATGAAGCCTTCGAAGTTGCGAAGCAGTTTGGCGGACGCCTCCACACTGCTGCTGACGCCCGCGAGCATGGTTTCCAGACCCTTGAACTGCTTGGCGTCGAAGGCGAGTTGTAGTTCGCTCTTGGCCTGCGTCGCAAGGTTCATCAGGCGCTTGTACGCTTCACTGGTCTTGTCCAGCCCCTTGATCGCGTCAGCCGTCTTCAGGATTTCATCGATTTCCTTCAACGACTCCATCAGTTTGATTTCGTCGGTCAGGCTCGGAATCTTCCCGCGCAGAATGTCGATCTGCTCGGCCAGTCGCTTCGACGGGTCGATGGGCTTCTGCATCGCGTCGTCAGCAGTCGACCCGAGGGTCTTCAGGTCGTTGGCGAGCGCGATGATGGCCGGCGACACGCCTTCTACCGACGACCCGGCGTCCATCAGCGCCCTGACCGTCTTGGCAATGGCGGCTTCCGTAGTTGCCGCCTCGCCCGTCACCTTGGAGAAGGCTTTGGCCGCGTCGACGATTGCCGGGTTGACGTTCTTGATCTCGGAAATCTTGCTGATCTGCTCGCGGAACTCGGCCATCGAAATCTTGCCGTCGCGGGCCTGCTGGATCAGTTCGGCGATGTCCTTGCCGATCTCACCCATGTTGCCGCGCTTCAGGCTGATCGTGCCACCGAGCCGGCTGGAGAACTTGTCAATCGCCGAAAGCTTCTGTTCGCTAAACTGCTTCAACAGGTCGTCAAGGTTCGCCTTGATGTCGAGCGTCGTCAGACCCTTCAGCGAGTCGACCCACTTGCCGCCCTTCTTCGCAGCCTCGTCGTAGGCTTCGAGGATGATCCCCATCTGGCGCTGGTGTTCTTCCAACGCTCCGGTCGCCTTCTCGGTACTGGTCATCCAGTAGCCGAGCGCCACCGTCAGCCCGGTAATGATGAGGCCGGGGATGCCACCAAGCCCGGCCAGCACGCCGCGCAGAATACCCACGGCACGGGCTGCGCCGTTGACCGCCACCTGAAGGACGGCAAGGCCGGCTGCCGAACTCGTCGCAGCAGCCCGGGAAGCCGTCAGCGCAGCGTTCATGGCGATGAACTGCCGATCCAGCCAGGTCGCCTTGACTGCCGAACTGCTCAAGGCTACGCCGAGCGCGTCGTAACTTACCGCAGCGGCCCGAGCGCCCGAAGGGATCGGCTTGAACGAGTTGACCAGATTCAGGGCTGCGGTGCTTGCGGCTGCGAGGAAGCCCGGCAGTTTGTGAGCGACGATGATGCCGAAAACAAGGGCAACCTCGTTGCCGTACTTCGGCACTTGCGCGAGGATTTCGAGGAACCCGCCGACGACCTTACCTAGATTGGCGAAGAACGCCTGCCCGTCCTTACTTTGGAACTGTTTCGTGAGTTCGCGTAGCGCAGCCTGCAGCCCTTCCGTGAATCCGCCGTTGTCGAACGCCAGTCGTGCCTTCGCCACCTCGTTCTCGAACTTGCCAACGTCAGCCGCGATGTTCTGCAACGAAGCGGACAACTGCGGGCCAACAGACTTGTTCATCTCCGTGACGAACTTCGGCCAGAAGTCAGCCGGGTTGATCTGCCCGGCCTCCATCATCTTCATAAACTCTTGCGTCGTCTTGCCCATCGCCTTGGCAGCGATTTGCATGGCGCCAGGAATCCGCTCAGCGAACTGCTGTTTGAATTCTTCGGCCATGACCTGTCCTTTGCTGAAGGACTGGTTCACGCCGTTCATGGCGAGATCGACTTGCGCGGCACTGAGGTTGTAGACCCGGAAGGCTTCCGTCAGGCCGGTGAACACCTGTCGAACTTCTTTCCCGGACAGATCGGTTTCCTTCGCGGCGAGCGCCAACCCGCTGTAACTCTTCGCCAGGGTGACGAACGACACGCCGAGCCGATCAGCCTCATCGCGGACGAACTTCAGTTCCGCAGCCGCTTGCTTCTGGTTCCCGTCAGTGACGACGGTCAGTTTGGCCTTCGCTGCGTCGACCTGCATCGCTACGTCGAGCGCAGCCTTCATCTGGTTGATGGCCGCGTAGACGCCGACAAAACTCATTGCCAGGGCGATCATTTCGCCGTGCAGGCGTTGTGCCCACGTCATCGCCGCCCGCCCACGGTTCTCCAGGTCGCTCAGTGCGACTTCCGAGTTCTTCGCTTCACGGGCCAGTCGCGCCGAAGCGTTCGCTGTGCTGTTGTACGCGGTGGCCTGCCGGTTGGCCGAGGTTACGGTCGACGTGCCGAGCGCCTGCGAAATGGCGAGTTGCTGACGCTGTGTGGCTGCCAGTGCGTCCGACTTGACCTTGACGCCTTCAAGTGCGGTCTGGAACTGCTGTTGCGATGCAGCCAGCCGGGTAACGTCCGTGCCGGCATCGCGGGCAGCGTTACGCATCGTGTTGATGGCCTGCTGCATTTCCAGGTAGGCCGCTTTCGACTGCTTGGCGATCTCCAGATTTGCCGCAAGGCCGGGGTCAGTCGATGTCGCCTGCCCGTCAACCTTCGTGATCTTCGCGCCGCCGAGGGTGGACGCCTTAACCGCCGACTGCGCCTGGAGCCAGGCGTTCTTGAAGTTGGCGAGGTCGGTCTTGGCGTTGGACAGTTCCTTGAGAAGACCCTGACGGATGCTCAGGCCAACTTTGGACAGCGCGACACCGGCCTGCGTGGCCGTTGCTTCAACCTTCGTGAGTTCCTGCCGGGCGTCGACCAACGCCTTTTCCTGCCGGTTCATGGCCTCGGCGTTGTTGTCTGCTGCGTCCCGCAACTTGGTCAGGTTCCGGGCGGCTTCCCGGCCTGACGTTTCGACCGCCTTCAGGGAAGCAGCAGTCTCCCGTTGCGCGGACTCGGCAGCCTTCAGGGCGACAGACGTGGACTCCAGCGAAGTCCGCATGCCAGGCAGCGTGGTGCTGATCTCCCGAATGCGGGTGATGTAGTCGGCGTATGCCGCCTTCGTCTTGGCGAGCGTTTCGGCTTGCGAACGCAGCTTGGCGTCCGTCTTCTCGAAATTGTCGAGTTGCTTGCTCGTCGGCTCGGCTGCCGACAGAATGGTTGCCGCGTATTCCTTCTGCTTCTGGCCGGTCTTCGCCAGTGCGTTTTCCTGACGACCGAGGGCGTCAATGAAACCCTGCTCCTTGGACTGCCGGCCAGCCAGTGCCGCTTCGCCCGCCTTGACGGCTTTGGCGAGTTCGGCGAACTGCGCTTTGGTCGACTCGACAACCGATTTCTGACTGGTCAGCGAGGACTTCAGCCGGTCGGCGTCGGCGGCGAACTTGAGTACCGAAGCGTCGGCTTTGGAGACTTCGGTATCGAGCCGTACCGCCTCTTCGGCGATCTTCGTCAGCCCGTTCTCAAGACCGAGTACCGCCGAGGTTGCCTTGAGCATCGACCCGGCGATCTTGTCGAGCGGGGACGCCCCGCCGAACGACTTGTTGAGCAACTGGAGTTGCGTGCCGAGTTGCGAAAGTACCGACCCGGTTTTGGTCGCGCCGGCACTGACGTTCGTTTGCGCCTTGGTCAAGCCCACGAAGGACGACGTAATGGCGTCGAGAGTTTTCGAGGCTTCGTTCTTGGCCCTTACGACCAGTTCAACGTCACGGGTTCCTCTAGCCATTTGTCAGTTCCTTCAGGACTTTTTGTAGAGCCGCATTGCCTTTCTTCGACATCACGGCGGCGCCAGCCAATTGTAACAGCGCGGTACGACTGGCTTCCTCCTGATTCATGCGTTCAACGACGATCTGAGCCTCTTCAAACACCATCCCGAGAGGGTAGTGCCTTGCGTCCGCATGACCATGATCGAGTAGGAGGCTCACCTGACGACGAACCCCCCACACCCAACCGATCAGGTCTTCAGGCTCTCCAGGAGACTGGTCGTGCCTTGAGCCAGCCGAACGACCGTCTCCAGCAACTTTTTTGGGCCACCGCCTGCCTCGAAAGTAAGGTTGGCGATCTTCTCCAAAGCGTCGATCTGGACAGGGAACGGCAGGCGGGCAGCAATCTCGGCATCATCCGGGTCGCCGGCAGCGCAGGCGATCAGTTCAGCCGCGATTTCGGGAGCCGACTGAAGCAACGGCAAGGCAAACGCGGCGACCATTTCGGTCGTCAGATCGCCTTGTTCGGCGAACTGCTGAAACAGTTCGTTGAGCCGCTTTCCGTGTCGCTGGACGAGGATCGAGACATCGTTGAGACTCAAACCCCGGACGACAAAATCGCCGTCCGGGAGTTCGACTTTGGCTTCAGGGAGCCTCAGTTGTTTGAGACTCATCAGACGGCCCGGCCATCCATGTAGACCGCTTCCAGCGAACCCTTCTTCAAGATTTCGATGGTGAACGGCAACTGTTGCCACTCTTCGCCCTTGATGGCGAAGTCGCCATTCGGGGTGATCTTGACCCAAGGCATGAAGTAGTCGATCTGCGCGCCAGCCGGGTTGATGGCGATGTAGCGCAGCGAACCTTCGATGGTGGAGGACTTGGAGACGATACGATCACGGGTGGAAGCCGAGATGGTGTAGTCCGCCGTCAGGTCATCGCCGTTGCTCAACGTCACGCTGGTTTCGAGGATGGTGAAACGGGCCAGATCGACATCGACAACGTAGTCGACGCCGGAAACCAGAACGGACGCACCCTTCTTCAAGACGAACGCGCTGATCTTGCGAACGCCAGCCGGGAAGGACGCGGACGTGCCCAACTGATAGCTGAAGCCCTTTTCGATGTCCGGGAACGACTCACCCGCAACCGGGGTAGACGTGGCGGTCGTCTTGAGGTTTTCTCCGAGGAAGAAGACGGCCAGGTTCTCGGGAGAGATGTTGTCGGTGATGAACTGGCCGGTGTAGTCCAGTTGCAGAACAACGGACTGATCCTTGATCCGGATGCCCCGGTCGGACGAGTAATGATCGAGGTTTTCCTGTTCGGCGCTGAAGGACAGTTCCGGCGTGTTGCCGAAATAGCGTTCGCCCCGGGGGGATTGGGTGCCGGTCAGGAATTGACCGAAGTGAATCTCCCCTTTCCCAAGCGTATAATTATTGCTCATGATTTGTACTCCTGTTGAATTGTCGACAAAACGTTGAAGCCCCGGTCAAAGGTAGGGGTCTGACAGATTCTCTACCATTCCGAGGGTAACTCTCAACCAGAAATACGCTTTTCCAGAAATATCATCGGGCGGGCGTACCACTCCGGGCGAGATTTTTAGTTCGTGCACACGGCCACCCATCCCGAGGATGTTGTTCTGCCGTTCGCGCGGACGTTCTAGGGCGAGACGCTTCTTCACGTCAGCCATGAGGATGTGTGCCGGGTCAGTCGGATTCGTCGGGTCGTCTTCCACGAACCCCTGAATCAATAAAGCCCAAGGCCCGTTGGCCGTCGACGCGGCAGCCGGCATGCTGACTGTGCCCGGTTGCTCCTGCTCGATGGCTTCCAGGATGCACACCATCGGAATCGGGTCATTGTCACCGAACGACGTTCGACCACGGAAGACCTTTCCCGACAGGTTGAAGGCGTACCCGTTGGCCGGCGTGATTTCTTCCAACGCAAGGGTCAGGGCTTTGAGGACTTTGAGGCGGAAAGGGTCGCTCACGGGTCTAACTCCATCAATCGCAAAAATTCATTTTCCAGATAACCCGCCACGTCGTCTACCCGATCTTCGGCGACCATTCGCATCGCCTGGTTCACTGACGGGCCGTAGAGCAGGTAGACGTCACCTTCAAAGCGGCGGACAAACTTCTTGTTCTTCCACGCCTCACCGGGCTTCAGACGCATCGCCAAGCCACGATTGCCGTTTGCCAGATTGATGACGAACGCCCGCGACATGGACTTCGACGCACCGGCAGCCACTTGAACGATAGCCGCCCGGCCTCGCTTCGGCGAGT